TCAAAGTTTACTTTTGCTTGGTTAAAAATATCTGAATACTCAGATGCGATATAGTCAACCAACGTAGCAGTTGCTGTTGAGAATTGACCTGAAATTGGCACTACATCAGTCGATGGGGTTCGGATTGATGCTGTACCTTTAGCGAGGATTGGAAATTTAGCAGTACTTCCAGTAACACCTGACCTCATTCGAGAAACATTTCTCAAAGTAGCAGTTGCCTGGTAGGCCTGATGAACCTCTGCCTCAAATAAAGTAACAAATGCGTTACTTAGAGTGGTTGCCATTATAGCTCTCCCATTAAAGGTTAAAGTTAATTCGCCTTTGGTTACCGGAAATCCGACCTTCGACTACTAGAACGTCTAGCAACGTAGTGATTTACACTAGTCAGATCGGCTCATGGGAGTTATCGATCAATTAATTAGTATCAAAAAAATAATAGTTTGTAAATACTAGATTACACATCTAGATTTTGTATTACTATTAGTGTGCCATTTTGTCACCCACCTAACCAGGTACATTTTCCTCAAACATTTTCTCAGTTTGTTTTCTAAATGTTGGGTCAGCTTGATATCTAGGATCAGCAACCCTGGCAAACAATTCTTCTTTGTCTAGCTGATTACCAGCTATCGCAACTACCGGTATATCTTTCTCACCTTGCATTTGTCTAAGCTTCTGCATTAATCTTTGACCACCGGCCGTTCCACCTAAGACCTCAAGCTCTGAATAATCTTGATCAGTAAATATACCTTTAGATACTAAGCTACGACCCCAATTTATATTGGATTGAATTATTTCATTAGCATTTTCACCAAGCAAAGCTTTTTCTTTTTCCATATCAAACTTAGCTTCTTTTTCTGATTGATATCCCATATCAACAATTTCATTTGCTAAATTTAAAAAGGCTTCTTGGCTAATGCCATTGTCTTTGGCCCAGACAGTGTATTTTGTAATCAATGGGTCTTCAGAATCTATACCTTCTAAAGCAGAAATATCATACTCATCCGGTGCTTTTGGTCTACCTTCACTTAGTTTTTTTTCTATAGCATTATAACTTTTGACAAGATTTTCATAATTAGGACCCTCTTTTTCATGCCAAAATTTATCAGGAAAGTTTTCAGGTTTTTCAAATTCAACATTTTCTAGGTCTTCACCTTCCACAATATCTTCCGGTGAAGCTGTGGCCATGCCTTCATCTTTTATTTCTTCTTCTGCTTCTTTAACTTCTACTCCGGCCATTAAACCTTGGTTTTCTTCAGCCATTGTTACATCTCCTTAGTCTATTTATTATTTCTCTTGCTATAGAGTTCTGACCTTCTCGCAAATATCCATGAGAAGCATCGGCACCTGGTGTCCAGGTGGGTTGATCTATTGTGCATGTTTTAAGATAGTGTAAAACTTTCTGACCATCTTCAGTTTGGAAAGTCCTTAAAAAACATTTATCTAATTCAGAGGGTTCAGGTGGTTTATTATCAACTTCAAGATCAGTTAATCCTTCCCATCCTTCACTATTGATTGACCTCTGCTGGCTGTTCTGCCGGTTGTCCTTGTTCATTCATTAGCCCTTGTTGTTGTGCCACTTGCATGGCTTGCTCCATTAATTCTTGTCTCTCTTCCGGTGTTGTTCTTAACTCTGCCGGCACTCCCATTTGATCAGCAATGTAATCTATAAGTTTATCTTGTTTTAAATACATTTGCCCTTGTGGACCCATTTGTGCAGTTATCTGCATAAAATTTAAAGTTTCTTCCACCTTGCTCATGTTCTGTGCCATAGCTAATGGGGCTGTCGGTGCAATCTTAACTTGCAATCCATTAACCTTTAGTGGCAATTCAATCATCCCAACGTCATTCATAACCTCTAAAGTTCTCTTAACAACCGGTATCATTGTCTCATTAATCAATCGACCATAACTAGCACCCAGGTTTTGAGATAATTGTTTCATACGTTCCTGTATTTCTAAAGCAGATCTGGCAGACATAGTATCCGGTGGTAAACTTTCATCCATTAATATTGCTTTGATAGAAGCAACTAAGTCACCAGTTACCATTTGTGAAAGCTGGGTATCACCAGGTCTAGGTAAAGGCTTTAAAGATTCCCCCTGGGGACCACCATTTCTAGCTACTGGAATAATAGCACCAGGCACAATTCTTACTGTGGCCGGGTTAAGCACACCATCATCGCTGGCCGTATATACACCCCCAATGCTCAAACTAGATGATTTTAAAATTAGCTCTTTAACCTTATTTAAACTGCGAATATCGGGAAGGGCAGTTAATACCGGACCTCTTCCATATCGTTCTTGTGATGCTTTCATGTACCTGGCAATAACCCAAGGAAATGATTTTAAATCTCTGTAAACTAATTCATCCTGGCCAGTTTCATCTATAATCTGATAATGATAGTTGCCGGTTAGTTTGTCATAGTAAGTACCTTCGATAAGGTTAACCATTTCAGTATCGTCATGTTTATACTTTGATCTCATGTATTGAGGGATTTTTATATCCGGAAATTCTTGCTCTAATACATTAAATGGTCGTTTCATTTTACGATAGACTTTTTCTACTTTTCCGAATGGTCCTTCTTCAAAGCAGATTAAAAATGTAGGTATACAAGTATATCTAATAGGCTGTACTTCGTCACCTGGTTGGATAAGCATAACAGCCGTTCCGATAGCAAGCTCAAGTAAGAACTCACCCATAGACATATCAAATTGAGATTGTCGCATGACTGCAAACATCTTCGCACTGTAGTCATCTAATATTCTTTGAACTTCAATTTCTCTTTCTTCAGGGATTTCATCCCCCGGCATCAATCTACACCATTCACGTTGGGGAGGAAAGACTCCGGATTGGAGCCTATTAGCGAATTTCTGTGTAGATTGAATTGCCGTTGAATCAAATACTCTTGACATCTTATCTTGACCTGGAACGTTAGCTTCTCCATATCCATCATATAAATTACGCATGGGTAGGGCATAACGATAGGCATCTTCATAGATAGATCTCCAATTATCTTTATGCCGGTTTGCATTCTCGTATCGTTTTTTAAGCTCGCTAGGACTTAACTTGGCCATTTTTCTTAGCTCTTCCTTTAGATTTAGGTGTCGGCTTTGGATCAGCCTTCGTTTTTGGTTTAGGTTTTAAATGTGGATTAAGATCATAAACATGTTTAGTCATAAGATTTACTCTTTTTCATTTTCATTTTACCGGCAGAATTAATGGATTTATTTAATAATCCACCAGTTTCAGTTGCCATCTTTTTCGCTTGTTCCATCCCCATCTTGCTGTATGGGAACTGTTTCGTCTTCTTCCCTTTGCTTGTCTTGTAAGTTACCATCGGCATTTTCACTCACCTTTTTTAGTTTTCTAGGATTTCTTTGATAACTCATGCTCTAGGGTTTCTTCCTGGACCTAAAGTTGTTTTTTCCATTTCATTGCCTAATGCTGGATTTTCTCTATCCTGGGTCATTAACAATCTTTGGCCACCAGTTCTTCTTGATCTAGCCCTGGCAGACAATTTTCTTTTTTCTCTAGCTTCACCAGCATCGGCTCTATCTTCTCTTTCTTGCTGTGCATCTAACTCTTCTTTTGAAGGACCTGCTGGTGGCTTTGAACCACCAAATAAACCACCCATTAAAACAATCTCCCATAAACATAATAGTCTTTGATATCTGGTCCATATCGTCTTAATAGACCCTCACGTTCAAAGTACATCATTTCCATCCATCTGACAGCCTGAACATTACTAGAACGTACATAAGTTTGTATTCTATGAAGCTTTAATTTCTCAGATGCATAGGGAAAAAACCTTAAAGAAGCTTTATGGAAAGCCATTTTTTGATTAGCTAATTCAACAGAAGGTAGCATCCAAGCTTCTGCAACACCTTTCCACAATGGATACAGGCCAAACATTGCATAAACTTTACCATTAGAAAGCCCGGTATAGCTTAATCCATCAACGGCATAGTCTTGAATGTGTGGTCTTCCATAGCCATCCAATACCTCTTGGTCAAAATCTCTGTATTCTGCCATATGTATATGGTTTGGTTTGAACGCAACTATTCGATTTTTATGGCCATCAAATTTCATCACTTGCATCAGTTCTTCTGCGTTGAACATTTATATTTTTCCTTCCATTACTAGTCCTATTTCCGAGTATTCGGTCCTGATATCTCTTTACAATCTGCCTATCTTTTAGTTTTTTAAGCGAAAATATCGAAATCCTGGCTCGCAATAGTCGGTTGGACATTTCTAGTCGTTCCTCTCGTCATACGTTTCATTTCTCCACCACCTAAAAGGCAGTAGCCTAAAGCATCACCCACATGAGAATGTTCGGATGCCTTGTTTGGTTTATCTTTGAATCTTTCCTGACCGGCACCGATAGCCACCCTGGTATAATGATATCCACCACCAAGACTTTTTCTCAGTCGTAAACATTTTTTATTAACGAGGAAGCCGGGCTTGCCCTGCACCAATCTATTCATCGGCATAGCGACAGCTTCTCGCCTTACCCTAAAATCATTAGTCGGAGTAGGCCGGGCATAAATCCCATGCGTTTTTAAGAAATCAAAACTGGTAACCTCATAGTGTTGATCTCTAGCTCCACCAGCCGGATCACCCCAAACCATAAATTCAAAGTTAGGAAACCGGATAGCCATTTCACTTTTTAAAATATTTACAAATCTATCCAAGCCCATAGAAAATGTTACAACCTCATGCAAAACATGCCAGGCACCATTAGGCAATCTTTGAGCAAAGACAGCCGAGGGAGTTAATCCAAAGTCTAATCCTATTTGTACCGGTACATTTTCGACAGCCGTAAGCTCGGCAGTCATAGTTACGTCATCATATTCTTCCCACACAGCCTTGCCTTCTTGAACATAAGTGTATTTTCCTTCAGCATAACAACGCACCCAATCTAAATTTTTACCACCAAGCAAAGATTGGTAATAGCCTTTAGGAAGGTTGTGAATATTCTCAGCTTTCTCATTTTCCTTAAACCAGCGACTGCCAGCCGATATATAACCTTGAGCTTCAGGTATTTCTGTTGGAACGTCTTCAGTAGGAACTTCAATAACTCCACCGGGCTGTTTAAAAAACTTCCATTTAAATTCACCTTTCGGAGTTTCTTTCTCAGCTAACCTATAATACCAATGATCTGAATCCATAGGGTTAGTATCCATCCAAATTCCTCTCCAGGTCGTGCCACCATTTTTCATCGATGGATATCTTCCCACACGATGCGTTAATCCTTGAATAACAGCAACCGGAAGCTCTCGACATTCGTTTACCCAGGCCCCAGTTAGCTCTAATGATAACAACTTTCGTACATCTTTGGGTTGATCTAACGCAAGAAATATAACCTCACAGTCAATACCGGAAGCATCACCTCTAGCCGGCAGTTTTAAATGATGCGTAATAGGTGGTGACCAATGTAAATTGCCCCAAATATGCTCCGGAAATAATTCTAGCCACGTTTTAATCGTAGTGGTTTTAAGCATAGGATAACTGTTTCTAACAACAGCAAACCTCGAATATCTAATGCCATCAACTGGTGAAGGTTTTTGCTGAACGGCACGTTTAAATATCTCAGCACAACAAGCATAGCTCTTCCCAGATCCAACAGGACCCATAATACCACGAACAAAACTATTATCGTTTAAAAACTTCCACACATTAGGCGAGGTGCTGAAGTCTAGATTCATCGCATTAGGTTTTTCCATTTTTAGGTCCTACCATGTTAATTTCAATTACACTTGGCTTCTCACTCTCAGGAGTTCTGTCTAAAATACCAGCCGATTTAGCCACCATTTGCAACACACGCACCTTGTCAATCATCTCAACCTCTATCTGCATCTTGCCACTATCACCAACCGGAATAGCCCGGATCTTCCTAATCGACTGCAACGCATGTTCTGGAATGTCTTTAGGATCTAAAATATTTACATTGCCTTCAGTATCCCAGGTTAAAATATCAGT